GCCGCCAGAGCGCGTACCGGGTTCGTCCCCTCGCCGCAATAAACACTTTATCCCTTTAATTCTTTATCCCTTAGAGAGTTAGCTAAATAGAAGCCCCGGCAGGGGCTTTTTAGTTTCACTTTTTTGAGCTAAAATTGTGTTAATTGCTTTACAGTTATTAACTTTGCGCCCTCTAATACATACATTAAAATATTAAAAAATTAACATGGCACTTACACAAGACCTTCCTATATCAAATTCGATGTATAAGCTTCTGAACCTTATCATTGATGCCCGGCAACAATTCCCCAAGGCGTTCCGGTATGAATTTGGTACGGAGTTGATGATGCTTGCCGTCCATTGTTGCGAATATATCCGTTATGCAAATACAGATATGAACCTTGAGCACCGTGCAGATTATCTGATGAAGTTTTTGTGTGAGTTTGATGCATTGAAATTACTGCTAAGAGTGTGTGAAGAACGACATTTGACCAGCCTGACTCAAACTGCCGAAATCTGTCTGCTTGCAGAGAGCATCGGTAAGCAAAGTACCGGTTGGTACAAAAAAACGGTTGCAGATCTCCAACGGCAAAACGCTAACGGATCGCAACAAGTCGCAAAGCCGGAGTCATAATCGCCAAGGGGATTATGAGTGAGCAATTAGAATTATTTATTGGGCATCCCCCCGGTGATGAGCCGGGAAAGACTAAGATAGCGGATGCAACGGCTTCCAGCAGTTGGAACGTGAACTTCAACAACGGCAACGTCAACACGAACAACCGCCAGAACGCGAACCGGGTTCGTCCCCTCGCCGCAACAGGTAATATAATCTATGACATACTTCTTAGCAGTATTTTCGAAGCATCCGAAGATTGTGCCAGGCAGAAAAGAACGAGTACGGATTGTGTTGAGTTTTATAATGATTATCAGTCTGCATTGGTGCGGCTATGGTATTCTATTATTTACGGTGAATATGTACCGGACTTTTCAAAAGTATTCATACGGACTTACCCTGTATATCGGGAAGTCTTTGCCGCCGCTTTTATTGATCGCGTTGTCCATCACTGGATCGCTCTTCGTATCGAGCCGATCTTAGAGGAACGCTTCCGGGAACAAGGAAACGTCTCCAAGAACTGCCGGAAGGGTGAGGGATGCTTGTCTGCCGTGCACTATCTGAATAACATGATAGTCGAGGTCAGTGAGAATTATACTGCCGATGCGTACATTTTCAAAGATGACCTGTTCAGTTTCTTCATGTCTATCTCGAAATCGTTGGTATGGGAAATGCTGAACATATTCGTAAGGGACAATTATAAAGGTGATGATATTGAATGTTTGCTTTACCTTCTAGCCGTTACTATCTTTCATTGTCCACAAAATAAGTGTATCAGACGCTCTCCCGTCTCCATGTGGGACAGACTTCCCAGTAATAAGAGTCTGTTTCATAATGATCCTGACAGGGGAGTGGCTATCGGGAACCTGCCGTCACAACTCATAGCCAACTTTCTGGCGTCTGTATATGATTATTTCGTGATGGAAATATTGGGATTCATGTATTATGTACGCTTTGTTGATGACTTTTGTATCGTAGTGAAATCACCGGAAGAAATATTGTCTAAAGTCCATCTTCTTGATGGTTTCCTGAAGGAACAACTCCTTTTACGGTTGCATCCACGCAAACTGTATCTTCAGCACTATAAAAAAGGAGTCTTGTTTGTTGGGGCGTTCATTTTGCCGGGTAGAATTTATGTATCTAACAGGGTGGTTGGTAACACATATAACGCTGTCAGGAAATTTAATAGAATAGCTGAAAATGGATTTGCAGAAGCGTATGTTGAGAAGTTTGTGAGTACGATGAACTCTTATTATGGCCTGATGAAACACTTTGCAACGTACAATATCCGCCGTAAAATTGCAGCGATGTTGCTTCCTGAATGGTGGGAATATGTTTATATCGAAGGACATTTTGAAAAGTTTGTATTGAAGAATAAATATAACCATAGAAAACAACTAATTAAACATATCAAAAAACATGGATCAAAAAAATATCTTACCGCGTGGGATTGCTAAGCCTATCGAGCAACAGCCGGACGGAACCTGGGTTGTACGTCATCACTTCCGGGTGGTTGGTACCAATGAGAATGGTGAAGAACTTGTAACTTTTGCCAGTTCGGAATATCCCGAGAAACCTACCTTGCAACAGATTCAAAGAAGTATTGACCGTTATCGGGTGTGTCTAACAATGTATGGAGATACAATTTCAGACGAAATAGAAAAGGTTGATCTTTCCGTGTATATGTTTACGGATTAATAGTTCAATCTGTTGGTTGTTTTAGGGGTGCTTTTCAAGCATCCCTTTTTTATTTATGGAAAAAGTGAAAATTATAATGTCTTGTTTTATAGATATTTATCATAGAATTGATTTCCAAGATTTTTCATTTTTGTAAAACTCGTTATTATACTCAATACATTTGTTCCATACAGAATATTTTATTAATAATTAAACGTTATGAGTATGGGTATAAAAGTATTGTATGATTGGATTTTGCAATCTAACCGACCGGCACACGTCAAAGCCGGGATGTTCGTCTTTGTTGTAATGCTTGTTTTCTGTTTCCTTCTATTAGGCATTGATTTCTGTAAATCTGCTATTGTTTCTTTAACGACAACCGCCATTGCTGCAATAGTGGTTGAGTACATTCAGAAAAAGTGCGGGTTCATCTTTGATTGGCTTGACGCATTAGCTACTGTTTTGCTTCCTGGGCTGATTACTGTGTTTTCAATATTGGTAGTAACTTTATGATTAATATTATGAGATGGTTATATGAGCTATTTAATGTAGACCAGATACGAATTATTTTCGTTTCGATGTTCAGTTCTCTTCTTGCTTATTTAACGCCGACTAAAGGTTTTCTTATAGCATTAGTTGTAATGTTTGGATTTAATATTTGGTGCGGAATGAGGGCTGATGGTGTTTCAATTATACGTTGTAAAAACTTTAAGTGGGATAAGTTTAAAAATGCCTTGGTTGAACTTCTTCTCTATCTTATAATCATTGAAGTAGTCTTCTCCTTTATGAGCTTGATAGGAGACGGTGAGAACTCATTGTTAGTTATTAAGACTATTACGTATGTATTTTCTTATGTATATCTTCAGAACGCATTTAAGAATCTGATTATTGCTTATCCTAGAAACAAAGGGTTTCGTATAATTTATCATGTAATACGTTTTGAATTTAAGCGGGCTACGCCTACGCACGTACAAGGAATTATTGATAGAATCGAAAACGAACTAGATAAAGAGGAAAGATATGAAAATATTGATTGATAACGGTCACGGTAGCAATACTCCGGGTAAGTGTTCTCCGGATGGTAGGTTAAGGGAATACTCTTATACTCGTGAAATTGCTGGGCGTGTAGTATTTGAATTGCGTAAATTAGGTATTGATGCGGAACTGGTCGTGAAAGAGGAAATAGATGTTCCTTTGTCAGAACGTTGTAGGCGAGTGAATGAATATAAGACTTCTGAAGCAATTCTTATTTCTATCCATTGCAATGCAGCCAGTAATGGTTCAAATTGGATGCAAGCACGTGGTTGGGAAGCATGGACCAGTGTGGGACAGACAAAAGCCGATAAGCTGGCTGACTGTCTGTATGCTACTGCTGAAGAATGTTTGTTTGGAATGAAAATACGGAAGGATATGGCAGACGGTGATCCAGATAAGGAGAGTAGTTTTTATATCTTGAAACATACGAAGTGTCCGGCTGTTCTGACGGAGAATCTGTTTCAGGATAACAAAGAAGATGTGGATTTCTTGCTGTCAGAGGAGGGGAAACGGACTATTGTTTCTCTTCATGTGAAAGGCATTTGTAAATATCTAGGCATATGAAGTTTCTTCCGTGGATACTAGTCTGCCTGTTGCTTGGCGTGATCGTGTGGATGCAGTGTAATCCGCACGATCCGTCAACGGTCTACATTAAAGGAGATACTGTACGTATTCGGGACACAATAAGAGACACAATACCCAAACCGGCAAAGAGAACTCCAAAGCGTATCGATACGGTATATTTACCTATCTTGATAGATGCTACGACTGACAGAACCGTAGAAGGTGACTCAATTCCGGTACTTGTACCTATTGTAAGCAAGGAATATAAAACTGATAATTACCGGGCCATAGTTAGTGGATATAAGCCTAGTCTTGATTTCATGGAGGTGTACAGAGACAAGGAAATTATTACTCTTTCACCTTTACAGAAGAAAAAACGTTGGGGATTAGGCTTACAGACAGGATATAGTTATCCGGGCGGTTGGTATGTTGGGGTGGGAATAAGCTGTAATTTGATTATGTGGTAATGAAAAAAGAAATACAATATACTAGTATTCGTAGATTACTTCTCCATTATTTTTTATACTGCTAAATTCTTTTTGGATATTTCACATATTATTTATAATTTCGTATTTACATTTTAATCTAATCTTATGATGTAACTTATATAAATTATATTGAAGGTATGAAATATATATGTTTATTTCTTTTTGCGTGTATTTCAATAATATCCAAAGCACAAACTTTAATTCTATCAGAAAATGATTCTACGGTTATGACAGAATATAATGATGGGAATCTTTGGGCATATAGAAATGCGAATGGTTTTATCGTTGGCCTTACGACTTATGAAACGAAGGATGATTATGGAAAATATTATCGGATTGATGTTTTCATCAAGAATCAGTGTGATTCGTCGGTCATATTTACGCCGGACGATGTTACTTCTCATTTGCTGACTAATAGAGGAGATAATTATCAATTAATGGTATACACAAATGAAGCTTTTCAGAAAAAGATAAGAAAGTCTCAAAACTGGGCTATGGCCTTATATGGCTTTTCTTCTGGGCTTAGTGCAGGAAGTGCCGGATATTCTACATCTTATTCCACATCGTATTCGTCAAATGGTACCGCTTATACAACAGTGACCAACCATTATGATGCAAATGCGGCTTTTCAAGCTAATATGGCATCATCTTATCAACTACAAACATTGGGTAAAATGATGGATAATGATAGGGAAATAAAAAGGCAAGGATATCTAAAGAAGACAACAGTACATCCCAATGAGGGTATAATAGGATATATGAACATTAAAAGAAAAAAGGGAAAGATTCTAACTATAAATATACCTATCAGTGGTTATGTTTATTCTTTTGATTGGGATGTAAGTAAATAATTGGATTGAAGGTAAATGAAAGGCAGCTTATTAGGCTGCCTTTTTGGTAATCCTTCCTATCAACAACACACGAATCAACAAACTCTCAAGAAGGGTTACATAAGATAGTACTAATATATAAATGAAAAGTTCGATCGTGGATATAAAAAAAGTGAGGGGAACCACCCCCTCACCAAAGTCAAACCAAAATAATCCGAATTATGTCCGTATTATCTTGATGTTGCAAAGATACAATTATTTTTCGATTAGACAATAAAAATCCCTGCATCGGCTCAATGCAGGGATGGTGTCAAATAAGAGCTTAACTGATTTTTAATGATGTCTGATGAATCATTTCGCTAACATCGTTCAAAGCGTTCAGGAACGTTTTGAGTTCATTGTCAGTAAAGCGAGCCTTTTTCCCGTTGACTATATTTCCGTTAATACGTTGGTATAGCCAGTTTCTACTTTTACCAAAATATTTCTTTGCAATATAACTGAATGAGATTGCTTCGGGCAATTCTCCAAGTTTATCACGTAATATGGCTTCTTCCGCTCTTTCTATATAATCATTGCAGGCATTTACCGTTGCTTTTAGCCCAGCTTCAGATGCTTTTTTGTAGGCTTCCTTTTGGGCTTCCGGTAGTTTATTATATTTATCCTGCATTTCCTTTTTGAAAGCTTCTTTTTCTTCTGTGGTTTTTAGTTCTTTGAATCTTTCAAAGTCAGCCTGCAT